AGACCCCACCGGATCGGCACTTGCGACATCACGCCGGTCAGCAAGGTCTTTAGTGCGTCGGCCTTGGCCATGTGTACTTCGTCGACGATCACGCATACTACCCCCTCTAGGAATTCGGCTATGGTTATTTCTGCCGATTGATTTTTGGTATTCTTGAGCAACACGTTCAAGCTCTGCCAAGTGCAGATGGTATGCTGGCGTCCAAACTCTTTCCGGTCACCGAAAAACACGCCCACGTCGAGATTGAGATTGAGATAGTCTTTTTCAGTCTGCGTGACCAAGCTCTTGTTGGGCACGATCACTATGGATCGACCATAGGGCGTGACGGCATTGCTCAGTGCCGCGGTCATGATAGTCTTGCCCGCGCCAGTGGCCACTTCCTGTATACACTGGGGATTGGCTAGGAAATCGTTGATGATCTCCGTCTGGTAGTCGCGTAGCAGGATGGGTTCGCCCGCCTGTGGGTGACCCCGGGGCCAGACTATGTCTGCAAAGGTATCCTCTCGTACCGTGTCAAACTCAAACGTGGTACGGTATTCGCGTTGATCGTCCAGTTCTATATCGTAGTCGTACTCTTCCAAGATGGGTATGATCTCGGGCAGGAGGTTCACATAGGTACTACCTCCCAGTTGCACAAACGCCACTTTGCCGTCCCAGCGTCCCAAACGAACTGCTGGTAGATAACGAGCATAAGGCACATCGTATTTGAATTTGTTGACTAATGTTCTACGAACATCCAATTCAAGCCCTTCGATCTTGACATTCACTTCATCGCGTATGATTAATCTAGCCTGTCTCATTTTGTGTATTCTACAGGCTTTATTTACAGAAGTCAAAAAATGAGGTGCCGTTTTACGGGCACCTCAAAAAACAGATCGCCTAGGAGCTAGACTTAGTGGGCGATCTGGTACTACCGCTTCCCAAGCATCAGGAGTGCTTCATGCAAGTGCTCTCGGCCAACAGTTGCCAATTGGCGCTAATCTTGGTCAGGTCCGCCAGCTTGAGCGCCATGCGCAGGCTGATCTCTCTCAGTTTGGCATGGTTGTCGATCATGAACTGCACGATCTCTTCGCCCTGCTCGGCTGTGAAATCGTAGTCCTTGAACAGATCACCTTTGCGGAAGATCTGGCGGATGCGCAGGATCTTGTCGCGGGTGGTATTGAGGGTGAGGTCCAGGAAGTGGCAGCGTGATTGCAGGGCCTCCAAATGGTCCTGGAGCTTCTTAGATTTGAGGTGATCGAACTTCAAGTTCGTGATAAAGATCACCGATCCCTTGAAGTCGAACTGATCGGGCACGCCTTCACGGCGCAACATGGCCGAATCAGCGTTCCAGTGGATGCGGCGCTTCTTGCCCGAGTCCAGGGCTGCCTTGAGGATGTTCAAGGCCACGTCGTCTAACAGGATGGAGTCACAGTCATCGAACACCAATACGTTCTTGGGATCGCTGTGCCGGAACAGGGTGCAGTACAAGCCGATCGGAGTCATGGCACCCTTGACCACTTCGTACTTGATCTTGCGGCCAGAGATCTGGTCGAACATGCCAGCCTTCTCCAACTGATACTCCACGCCGTAGCTTTTACCAACACCCGGGGGACCTACCACGATCATGGCGCGGATGTCGCCTGTGATAGCGGCCTTGGTCATGTCATCCAGGATCGAGAAGCGTTTCTCGATGCGATCCATGACCTCTTCGTCGGTCTCTTCGGCGCGCTTGAACTCTACTACGCGGTCGGTGCTCTGCACACGGCCTCCTGTGATTTCGATATCTTCGATTGAGTCAACGCGGATGCGGATTTCGTCGGGCATGCCTGGGAAGGCGCCGCCGTTGGCCACGACCACGTTGCCGCCTCGGGCGTCGGTCTGGAAGTCGCGCACGAGAGTAAACTGCAGACCCGAGACGTCTTGTTTGCGATATGAACCATTGCGTATGAGAACTTGTGTCATTGTCTATGCTCCGAAGTATTATTATGATTATATTATAACAAATGGGGGATTTCTGGTCAACCGCCCCAAACACACATGGTTAGTGCCTACTTACATAGCGTTTTTTGGACTCGGGCGCAGGAATCTAACCTGCCTAGACGGTTTTGCAGACCGTTGCCTCGACGCTCGGCCAGCCCGAGTTTGTGGACCTAGTATACATTATTGATATTTTCTGGTCAACCCCAAAGGCGCTGTATTACAGGATCGTCAATTTCGTGTGGTTTGGGCTGGCCATGGAATACCATGACATGAGTGTTGGGCGGTATCACGCTACCGGCATCGGGACGTTTGTATACACGCTTCTTGAAATCCATGCCACCGTCCTTGATCTCCCAGCGCCAGCTCTTGATCAAGTCGCCGTCTAGGTACTGCCGTTCGGACTCGGAAATCTTGTTGTTGAGGAAATCTTGATCACCTTGGAATCTACGTGTGACTGCGTGGATATTGTCGGCCGCAAACTCACGCCACACATGTTCCCACCTTTCGGTCTGCCAGATCATGCAGCTGGAATTGATGCCATGCCATGCTCCGCGCCAGTGATGTCGGAAATCCTTGCAGGCCCAAAATCGACGAAGGTCAAGATCCAGCATCCAGTCAAGATTATTGATGATTATCACATCCAGATCAAAGTAAATCAATCTTCCTCGAAACTGCTCGGGATCGAACATCTGCATTTTATACCACCAGCTCTTGCGTGGTCCACCTATGCCTGGCCAATTGATCAAAGAATGCTTGACATAGGGTTCGGGAACAGGTCTGTCTGATTCGGTGAACACATGCAGCACGACTGGACGCGTAAAGTGTCTGGTCAGCATGGCATATAATTTGTCAACATAGACCCAATCATACAGCTTGCCGTGGATCACGCATGCACAGTCAACTGGGCCGGTGGTTAGAGCCTTGATCTGAGCCTTTTTAGCCATAGACCCTGTTCGATTTCTGGAATGACATATTCGGTATGAGCTATCTCTATCAGCCATTGATCGATGTCGCGATCTGGCGGCGATTCCAAGTCCTGGATACTTATGCTGACCGGATAGGCCAGGCTGGAGCTATCTACCACTACGGGCGTACCACCGATAGCAGCCTGGATGCCGGGCCCACTGTTGATGTTGATCACGGCATGACATGCCAGATCAAGATCGAAATCATCGTAGCTATGTGGGCTCTTGCGGGGGATCTGGATCGTGACTCCACGCTGCGTGGGTCGCCAAGACAACGGCGATCTTGGATGTGGTCTTACTAGGATGGGTCGGTCGGTATGTGCACGAATGTGAGTCACCATTTGGTCAATCCACTGGACATGATCGCCCACTGCGCGCATCTGCAGACTGTGGCTGTTTTGGCAAGCTATCAACACATGTTCCGCTGGCAACTTCGCACGAGATCTGATCAGACCCAGCTTGCGCGGACGATCGGAATCGAGATCCTGTTGATGCCCGTAAAAACCCTCGGCGGTAACATTGTCAACAGCAATTTTCCAAGTGTGGTTCCTTTGCAGTGCACCGACTTCGGCTATGATGATCGGGCGACCTTGCTGGCGATAGTGCTCGTAGATGTCCTTATTGGCACGCATACGTCCGCTCCACAATACTGACCATAACAGCACAGCATCTGCGTCCCAACTGTTGTCGACCACTCTGATACCATTGGCGCGGGCAGATCGCAACAGAGCTTCCATGACTGGGCCGCTGTTGAGCGCACATTGAGAAGGGAAAAATGCCAGGGAGCTGATCACTAAATATTCTACCGTCGCAGTAATTAGCCATGCACAAACACCAGTGGATCTATCTCAGCAAAAAAGGCACAGATGAATATATCAATCGCCTGGCCCATGGTGCTGGTGTGGCCCCTACCGTCATAGAAGATTGGCAGTACGAAGATGAACCCGAAAAGGGGCTGGTCTTGCGGGGCATCATGAAGCACAAGATAATGAAACGGTGCTGGGAGGACGGACGACCGTTCCGCTACATGGACACAGGCTATTTTGGTAACCGGCCTAACCCTCTCAATCCCAATGGCTGGAAATGGTATCATAGAGTAGTGGACAACGATCTCCAGCACGGGGATATCGTGCCGCAATCGCCTGACCGCTGGGAGAGTCTGGGCATACCAATACGCCCCTGGCGGCGTGACGGACGCAACATCGTGATCGCCATGCCTGATGAAAAGGCCTGCCTGTTCTATGATACCACTCCCGAGGCCTGGTTAGAATCGGTGGGACGACAGATAGCAGGTCGCACAGATCGCCCCATCATCGTGCGCCAGCGCGTGGCTGATCCTGATGCTAGGACCCGAGATCCTGCCAGCAGTTTTGACGCTGTGTTGCGTGGAGACACTTTTGCAGTGATCGCGTTCAATTCAGTAGCAGCGACAGAAGCCGTTATTGCCGGCATACCGGCCTTCGTTACAGCACCCTGTAACGCTGCCCGGCCCGTGGCCAATCTAGATCTAAAAAATATCAATGATCCCTGGTATCCGGACACAGATCTTGTGTATGCCTGGGCCTGTCACTTGGCCTACGGACAGTTCCACATATCAGAACTGGAAGATGGATCTGCTCTCCACATACTAGACGGCATGGCATGACCTGGAGCGTCATAACCACTTTCCATCCAGCTGGATTGGTGCAGTATGGGCAGACCATGATCGACTCATTCGATCACTACTGGCCGCCCGCTGTACCACTCGTGGTCTACGCCGAGTCATGCCAGCCACGCCGCCCTAGCGAAAGAGTGCAGGTGCTCGATCTCATGGCCGCCAGTAGTGATCTTACCAGGTTCAAACAACAGCATGCCCACAATCCAGTGGCACATGGCCTAGTGGCGAAAGATACATCAGTGCCTTTCGCTGACAATCAGTTCAAATGGGATGCTGTGAGATTCAGTCACAAGGTGTTTGCTGTGATACATGCGTGCGCCACACTGGACACCGACTGGGTGATCTGGCTGGATGCCGACACAAAGACCTTCGCTAGCGTGCCAGAAGATTTCCTGCCAGGCATGTGCGATCCCGGGGCCATGGCTTGCTATCTAGGGCGCAGGGAAAAGTACCATAGTGAATGCGGGTGGGTGGCCTACAATCGGCGGCATCCCGATCTCCCGGCGTTCATGGATCGCTGGCGCGATCTCTATGTCACAGGCGATCTATTCAATCTGCGCGAGTATCACGACAGTTTCGTGTTTGATGTGTTGAGGAAAGATTTCCAGGCACAGCGCGGTACCAGGTTCTCAAACATCAGTCCTGAACTGCCCGGCAAAGGCCCGGGACATCCATTCATAGCCAGCCGCCTGGGACTGTACATGGATCACATGAAAGGCTCTAAAAGGAAAGCTCTAGGCCACAGCCTACCAGATGATTTTGACAGGAATCAAGGTCTCAACAGCTCTGTGCCTTACTGGCAGCAGGTGTTTGGTCGCTAGGGCAATCTCGCGCGCATGAATCGCCAGGCGGCACCGGTATCCAGCGTATCGGTAGCGAAATGACACTGTGCCAGGCGCTGGAAAAGAGCGCTGCGATCCGGTCGGGGCGGATCGGCTATCAGTGATAGATCACTAGCAGCCACGGGCCAGGCCTGGCTGCGTTGTGCCACGGCATCGGTCACGAAAGCGGGCACTCCCCACAAGAGGCTGGCGATAGCGGGACTGGAGTTGTAGGTCACTGTGCACCAGGCCCGATCGAGATCCTGGCGTATGTCGGGTCGATCGCTTATCTCGATCTGGGGCCAGTGCTCACGCACCTGGGGCACTATTGCCAGATTTCCGGGATGCGGTCTTATTACTACAGCGCGGTCTGACCTCTGTATCTGGGGCATGATCTCGGCCAGCCAATCTAGGATCTTCAAACCACGCATGCTCCATCCACCATCGCGCTGGAGGCAGACCAGCACGGATCGTCCCTGGGTCTGCCACGGTCTTTCGACCCATCCATAGCTCCGTTTGATCTCTTCCCAACGGGAAGGATCTAGGTCTCGATCAAAATAATAACCAGTGGTGGGAAAGATACCATTGAGGCTGTAGCGCAAGAATCGATCGCGGTCGTCCGGTGCGAGGAAACCAAATAGGTTGCTGTCAATAACCAAGGTGTGTGCACCGGCACGCTGTTGATGCTCGATCACCCGACGGCGCTGGTCCAGATGTGGCGCTGTTTTCATGCCTATCCACCCCTGTAGCACAGCGATGTCGCAATCGATCACCCGATCGACGTCGTCGATCAACTGGACATCATCTCCTGCCGCCGCAGCACCTACGGCAAATTTTTTCAACAGGTCTCTTTTGAATTGATTCTTGGCTTTGGCCGGGACTGCGGAAACATAGACTCCGATCTTCATGCCTGACCGTTCAGCACTTCCCAAGCAAAACCTGATGACATTTCCTGCACAGTGAACTGATGATATGCCAAACAGCACAGCAGCGCATGGACCTGGTCTAGATCTGGACAGAAAGGTTTTTCTATCTGCGCGAGATCGGTATTGGCCAAGGGTTGCGCTGCGTTGGGCCCCATGGTAAACACTGGCTTTCCGTAGATCAAGGCCTCTACGGCAGCGATAGAATTGAAAGTGACCAAGGCATGCACATCATTGCGCAGGGCCATCTCCATGGTATCCACTCGCGCACGGATCTCTCTCGGCTGTTTCATTCGTATCTCGACGGGCCTGTCCGTGTGCTTTTTGATAGTGGCGATGGTCTCCTCGACCCATTGATCGGGGTCCATTCCCCAGTAGCTCATGGCCTTGTGGCTGGGTGGTGCGATCAAGATCTTGCTGCCGGGCGTGATGGGTCTGGGTTTGACCCGCGTGCGCTCCAGACGGTCCGCTGGACGATCTTCTGTGGGACCCAACCACTGCATGGCGTTCCGGGTCACGCGATGATAGTCTTTCAGCTTGCCGTTGCCAAAATATCCTGTGTCTATGTAGTAGAAGTCACGTTTCAACTCCAAGCACTCTTGCATGATCTTGCGTTTGGCGATGCTGCGTAGTGCGATGGGTGCTGTCAGGTCTTTGGCCTTGTCCCAGGAAGCCATGCACCCGGCCGCACCCTGCACGAATGCATGCACGATTCCATCCCATCTGGCTCCTTTGGCCTGCGCTTTTTTAGTCAAGTCTTCTGCCTCGCTGATACCGATTACCTGGTCCTGACCGTAGTTGTCTAACATCACGGCCAGCCGTTCTATAGTCATCTTGCTGCCAAACTGCCGATAGGGATCCTGTAGCAAATCTATCACAGCATGCAGTAGATCTTTCGTCTTGGGCGGCATGGTGAGATCATCCACGGTAGTTGTATCGTGGCTCACGCGGGTGTGTTCCAGCTGTGCGCGATAGTCCAGCCATGCTCCAGCGTATTCACAATCTTGATAGTTGGTGAACCACGGACCGCCTTCGGTATAGTGCAGGGCCTTGGGCACACCGTCCCAGGGTTGGTGATACCATCCCACCAACCAGTTCCATTCAGGACTGATGGATCCTATGTCTTTATCATCCAGCCACGAAAACCGGTGCAGATCCTGGCCAGTGGCGCCATTTATATGGTAGGGAGTGAGCCACTGGTTCTTGGGATGACCACAGTTGAACAGCACCATGCTGGACCAGTTCTTGCGGGGATAGTATTCCTGGCGTTTGCCGTCCATCTTGACGGTGTTCTGCGGACGGTAATCGTGCCGGACCAGCATGACCGCATACTGGTCATCTGCTTGATCGATCAGGTCTTTCACATCACCCAACCAAAGGAAGTCGCAGTCGCAGAAGATGGCCCATCCTTGGTAGTCCATGAGCCGGGGCACTAGGAATCGTGTGAAGGTGAATTCAGTGCTGGCGTGCACGTCTTTCGGTCGAGTGTACAGCAGGCGGTCACGCAATTCATCCTGCTTGAGCATCTGGATATCAACTGGTACGGTGCTGTTGCGTTCCAGACTGAACTGGCACACGTCTGCTGCTATAGGCTCGCGACTGTCCCATCCTATAAAGATCTTTACAGTTTGGTCCGTCATGCCACGCCCCGCCGTTCTATGTCATCTTCTTCGCAACGTTCTCCATATTGTATCTCCACAATCTTGAGTGGACTGGGGTCCTCGTTGATCAGCTGATGCCATTCGTTGGTAGCGATATGGATGTATTCGTGGCGACTGTAGCGTCCTCGGAAGTCCATGTCCGTGGCTCTGTTAAGACTGTAGACCGTGGCTTCGCCGGCGGCCACCAGCCAAAATTCCGCGCGCTCTGCATGGCGCTGCATGCTCAAGGCCGCACCGGGGTCGACCGTGAGCTCTTTCACTTTCACGCCCGGTGCTTCGTGAAGCACTCGATAGTACCCCCATGGCCGCCGTGTTTGTGGTGCTTTCCATTCCTCCAGGATCCACGAGCTGGAATTGGCCTTGTTTGAGCCGCCCACACCAAATTGGAATTCAATGTTGGCATCTGCCACATCCATTTCTGGAATGTTGGTCTTGGTCCTGTCTCCGCCATTGGCGAATATGATGTGATCTTGGGGATAGCTCTGTCGCACCATCTGGATGGCATGCCGGGCAGATCCATCCAGATCGTCAAACTCGATCACGTGATCCACGCCACGCATGGCACGCAGGATAGCAACACGCTCGCGGGCAGGCATGAATGCGCGACCCTTCTTGCGTTCCAACCACGCGTCTGAATTCACGCCTACCACCAGTGTGTCGCCTAACTCTCTCGCGGCGGCAATGTAGGCCAGATGTCCCGAATGCAGCGGATCAAACCCCCCGGTTATGAGCACGATTTTTTTCATGGTTTCTCTAGGATGATGTCGTATTTGCTGCCAAACAGGATGGGATTCTTCTCCCGCTTGTCGAATGGTTCCACTCGTTCCCACACGATTTTTTCCGCCATGTGCTGCTGGATCTGTCCGCGCCACCAGGCCGGTTCCTCCACGATGAGATGGCAGTTCCTGCCATCGGGCAGGCGTTTCTTGGCTGGATGGCAGGCTATGCGGAAGAATGCCACGCGCTCGATCATGCTGGAGATCATGCGCAAGGTCTCGGCCAGATGCTCAGGTTCGATATGTTCGATCGCATCCGTTGAAATCACCGCGTCAAAGGTCCTGTCAGGCTGGCGGCTGAATTCCTCGTTGCCCGGATCATAGCCCCAACATTCCACATCAGGGAAGCTGTCTCTGATACACTGGATCAGCGCACCTTTGCCGCATCCAAAATCCAGGAGAGTCTGGGGCCTATACCGATCAAGGAACGGCTTGACCAGTTTGAACTGGCTGCCACCATTGTTGAACTTTCCGTCCCTGTGCATGGCCTGGATCTGCTGTTGATAGTCTTGGTTGATCATTATAGGGTATGTATCTTGTAGGCTTTGCCGTCTAGATGTTCTACGGTGGCTGGGTAACCCGCGGGGCCATAGATGGCACCTTGCAGGTGTCCTTGGCTGAGATCCTTTTCTATACCATAGGTTTTTTCGCGCACGGTTATCCATTGCAGTGCTCGTTTGATATAGCGTTCGCGGTGTATGATATGCGGATTGTTGCTGAGGAAACCAGTGGTGCAGTAGGGCATGGCCGGATAGTCGACTGGCTGCAGCGCACGGTCGCTTTTTTTGGCCACGTTGGCGCGTTTGTTGAAACGCAGGTGCAGCAGGTCTTGGGCCTCCATGGCTGCCATGATCTCTGTCAGACCGTGGCGTATGGTTGGCAGGAACTGCCAGTCGTGCTCCAGCATGAACAGATAGGCAGTGGTGGCAGTATTCACCGCCCGCACGAAACCATCGCTCAAGCTCTGGGTTTCATTGACCCGATCAAACAGGCCATTGAGTTTGGTTATGTAGGCGGCGCCTTGTTCTGTATTGGGCTTTGGGTCGCACCATACCGTCACCGCGATGTCATTGCCAAAGGTCTCGCAAAAGGATCCATAGGTACGCTCGATCAACTGCGTGTCGGGCGCGCTGGCCGTGGCATTGGTAAAGACATGGAGACTGATGTCATTCCTCATGGATCTTGTCAAGCAGGAATAGTTTTTCTCGGATGTGGCAGGTGATATTGACGTATCTACGCAAGACTTGGGCGCCTGTCCTGGGACCTACCCCGTGTATGCTGTTGACGCTGTTGAGGAAAATGATCAGATGGTTTGCGCGGTAAGGCACACTGGCCACGGGCCTGATCTGTTCTTCAGGTGCCAGTCGTCCTGAACGGAATTCAAAGTCCGGTGTGGTCTTTTCATAGATATAAAGGTCTCCGCCGGTGCTGTGATCGTCGGGTCGCTTCATGTAGAACAAGCAGGCGAACAGTTCACGACCTTGATCCAGATGTGGCGTGCGTATCTTTTCTGTGTCTGCCGAGTTCATGACGAATTGCACTTCCATGGCCGCCACTCCCCGGGGTTTGCCTGTGTGTCGTAATATGGTGTCCACTTCCAGATACTTGTCCGTGATTTCAGGATAGAGGCGGCGTAGCCCAGGCTCGATAGCGCGTACCACTTGGTCTTTGTAGGCCCGGCTGCTGTGGAAGTCCACGAATTCCTGCCAGAGCGGCGTGACGTGTTCGGGAGTGAAGTCCATCTGATAATAACGGAAGTCTCGGAAGCCATGGGTATGACCACCCAATGAACTTTCAGGATATTCCGCTGCCAATTGATCGTATAGATCTTGCGGCAAGGCATCCTCGATGATGATGTGTGGGAACGGCTCGAGGTGCAGATGTTCTGGTCGGAAGCGCTGCAGGATAGATATGTCGCGTGTCATATGCGGGTCATCTGGAATTCATCCACCGTCCTGCCATAGTCTGCAGCGAACACTTGGAATTGTCCGCGCAAATGCGGTTCTAAAGCAGTCGCATCTATACTGCCACGCCGTACCATGAATCCAGTCCAGGAGCTGTTGGGCCTCAATTGCCAGTGATCGAACTGATCGGCCAGGTCCGCGCGCATGTGCTGATAGCCATAGGTATCTGGGGTTTCGGCATCATGATAGATCACGGCGTCAAAATGATCGGCCAGGACATTGATAGATAGCACGCGCAGACAGGTGTAGTGATCCACGAACAACAACCGGGGCGACAGGTGCTGGGGCACATGATCGGTGGCCAATCGTTGATAGTATTGCATCTGTTGCCGTTGCCATTGCTCTGGCAACACCGACCAGGCCGTGCTCTTTTTCACCCCAGGACCAAGATCGTGGAACAGGAATTGGCTGCGGGTATCGTTAGAGAACTGTTGTGTGACATGATCCAGCCAGGGTTGGTCGTTTTCGATATGCATGATCTGCCGGGCATCACTGGCCAACAGCACGGGTGTGCTGAAATTGCCCACGCCCAGTTCCATGATGAATTGTGGTTGGAGCAGTTTCAGCAGGGTCTGTATGACCGGGCGATGGCTGCTCCATTTGAATTGTTTTTTGGGACTCAACTGCTACCTCCAGATGATATTTATCTGGGTATATTTCAGTAGCGTTCGTAAGTGATCAGGCTCTTGTCTAGCCAGGGCAGTACCAGGTCTTGCTGGCGCAGATGTCCCACACGGTTGATGCCAGTCACAGCAGATTCAGGCAACAGACCGCTGTCGGCGATAACATGCCAGTTGGCCCGCGGATCCAGCAGGTCTTGATTAGATTTGTAGACAACGGCATGTATCCAGGCGTCGTCTGGAGTCTTGCGCCAGAACCCGGCTCGGCAGTCCCAGCCTGTCACGGCCAGCATGCGCATGAGACTGACCAAGGTCCAGTGATAGGCACAGCCCGACGGCAGCTCGAACTGCTGGCGATTCTGTACGAAGTTCGTGGTCTGTGGCACGATCAAGCACAGCATACCACCTTTGCCGGTGCGTTCGCGCCAGCGCAGGAGAGTTCGATAGGGATCCTGCACGTATTGGAATGCGTCATGGCACCAAAGCACATCATATCTTTTGTGGGGCAGATCCATATCGGTTTCAAAATCTCTCAATCTATACACGATGTTTGCGTGTTTAGTAGCGCAGAATTCAGTCAGATCCACTCCGGTGACCTTGATGTTGAGCGGTCGGGGGTTGCCTAGCTCACGCGTGGTCCTGGTGGCCCACCACTGCATGTCGAGACCGTGGCCACAGCCCAGATCTAATACGGTGTTGATGCTGGCCATGAAGTCATCGAATTCGTAGAATGCCTCCAAAGTTTTGAGGCTGTGCGCATGGCTGAGGTAGTGATCAGAAAACCAAGTGTTCATACCTGTATGTCTTCCATGCCTGCGGTACGCAAGCGCACGATATGTCCCATCTGCCACTGCTTGGTGTCCAGACCTTTCATGATGCCCAACCAACGATTACGTAGCAGGGCCACTTCATTGATGATGGTCTCCATGTCGATCACTTCGTCTTCTCCATCCACATACTTTTCTGCTGTCCTGTCGCTGAGCGCGCGGGCGTAGTGTTCCAGATACTTCTGGAAATGCCTGCGTCGTATTTTTCTTAACTGGATGTTGAGATAGTTTAGTATGGCTTCTATCTCCTGCAGCTGGTTGAAACGGTGCTCGGTTATGCCCGGTAGTTCTTTGATGTTAGCTTCCACATAGCCGCCAATCCTGCACTCGCGCTTGGCTTCATCGAGCTCGCGCTCGTAGTGCTGGATAAAATCGGGGATGGCGGCCAGGCTGGCCGTCACGCGGCTATACCACATCAGTAATCGTCGTTATAATCGTCTTCGTCGTTTTCGTCAAGATCTTCTTCGGCATCATCCAGAAAACTCTGTAGAGCACGTTTGACATCGTTATCACCTTTGAAAGCATCGCGGATCTGATCGGCATCATAATCGTTGTCGATCAAGACATTGACCAGACTGTCAGCTGCTTCTGCACGATCCCCCGTGGTGATGTGTCGTTTGAGTTCTTGCCAGACTTCATACACTAAATCTGCTGCCATTTCACTCCTCCTCCTGAGTGTCGGCAGTACTTACCTCGGTCTTCTGATTTTGGAAATCCCTCATTACCTTGTCTAAGCAGCCATCTTCGTTTGATTCCCAACCTTTGCGGAAGTATTTGATGATCTCACCGTCGCTAGTCACGAACATCAGCTTGTTGCCATCCTTTTTCAGCATGCCTTTCTTTTCTGCTAGATCGGTCAGGCCCGAGTAAGGGTTCATGCCGGTCTCGTAAGGGATCTTAACCTGCACGCCTTCGAAAGGTTTTGCATAGCGAGTTTTCATGACCTTGCATGCTGAACGTATGCCCATGACATCCGAGATCTTGTTGCCGTCCTCATCCTCTTTGAGCTTGAGCTTGCGCATGGCTACCACTATTGAACTGGCGTAGATAAAGCCCTGTCCACCGGAAATCTTGTCATCAGGATCGAACATGTCTTGGCTGGCGTAGGTATGATTGGTACAGACCATGCCCACGTTGTAGTTGCCGAACATGTTCACGCAGTTGCGCACCAACGCAGTAAGTGATTTAGCTTTGCGACCCAGATCGCCCTTCATGTCACCCGATTCAAACTGGTTCACATCTGTGGGTGTCAGCAACATGCCTAACGAATCGATCACGAACAAGACCTTGGGGCGCTCATCTCCGGGCAGACCCTTATAGTCATTCATAAACGTGGAGATGGTCTTGGCCACATCATCGATCATGGCCATTGAAATTTTGAGCAGTCTGCCTTCTGTGGTGTCCACACCTAAGGCGTGCAGCCATGATTCATCCAGTGCGTTTTCTGTATCTATCAGCACCACAAAGATGTTCTGTTCCTGAGCGTGCTTGATGATGTTGCCAGAACAGATATAGCTCTTGCCCGCTCCTGACTCGCCTGCGAACACAGTGACCTTACCTAGGGGCACACCCTTGTTAAAATCGCCGGAAATGAGATAGTTTAGGGCATAGTTACCTGTGGAGATCCAGTCGGTGGGATCATTGAAACCGATAGAAAGTCCATCGATTGATTTTGTTATTTCTTTGCGAAACTTTGATACATCAAATGGTTTGGCCATGAGATACCTTTGGTAGAAAAAAACGCGGGGAGATCTCCCCGCGTGTCACTGATTAAGACTTGTTTTGGCGAGCGCGGATCATGGCCAGGATGTCTTGCGCATTCTGACCACCTGATGCCGCTGCTGGTTTGGCCACAGGGGCCGTGGCAGCAGGAGCATCATCCTCGTCGAAACCGCTGGCAGCTGGGGCTGCCTTGAGTGCAGGGGCGACCGGGGCCGGTGCAGCTTCCTCATCTACAACGGGCGCCGATGTGGATGAAGCAGATGGAGCCGCTATGCCGGCCGGTCTAAAGTATTGACCCCAACGCTCGGGATCATAGGGTTTGCCATCAACCGAAGCTTCGAACATCTCTTTCATCACTTTCAGTTCTACTTCGGTTGGTTTTTTGGGCAGGAAGTCGTTCAAGGTGAACAAGCCATGTGCCTGGAGTGCTGCCTGCTCAGCCTCAGTGAGTGCCGTTTCCTTGCGCGACCATTTTGACGAATTGTAGTCCGCATA